CCCTACACGGGTCAGTACGGAACTCTTTACGGGTTCTATGTAACATTTGAGAACGGAGATAACGGTAAGTACAATTCCAAGTCTCCAGACCAAACCAAGTTTATGGTTGGTCAAGAAGCCACTTACGATTACATTCCTCGTGAGTACAATGGCAAGACCTACTACACGGTCAAGCCAGTTAACCCACAATACGCTCAAGGAGGCTCATACACGCCTTCTAACGGCAGTTCAGCACCGAGTGGTACACACACCTCTAAAGACGAGAGTATCATCCGTCAAACGGCTCTAAAGGCTGCTGCTGAATTAGGTGGTACGCCTCAACAAGTTATTGCGAATGCACAGACCTTTGCTGACTGGGTAATGAAGAAGGGCGCAGCCCAAGCCCAAGCATCTCATCAGCAACACTTTCAAGGTAGAGAAGAACCTCAACCAGTAGACCAAGATGGTCTGCCATTTTAAGATGTATATTAGGGGGGAGCATTTGCTCTCCCTTTTTTAACTAAAACACCCTATGTCAAAAATATCTTATGCCGAAGTCTTTGGAAAACTTGATGATGTCCGAATGGGCAAAGTCAAAGAAGGTCTAAAGTTCGGTCAATGGAATCTTGATGACCACCTACGATTTAAAAGAGGCAACTTCAATGTGATACTTGGACACGCCAATGTTGGTAAGACATCTGTTACCTTGTATATGATGTTCCTACAATCACTAAAGAATGACATTCGTTGGTTGGTATTCAGTTCCGAAAACACCCCAGTAAGTATCGTTAAGAAACTATCGGAGTTCTTCTTGGGTAAGCCCATTAACAAGATAGAAGAAGATGAGTTCTATATGGCTCAAGATATGATTCAACGCTACTTCATCATTATTGACTCCGATAAGAAGATGTACACCTATAAGGACTTAATTGAGGAGGCTACCGACATCTATCACCAAGAAGGTTTTGATGGATTCTTAATTGACCCTTACAACTCTTTGGTGAAGGACAAAGAGATGTTCTCTACACTTGGGGGTCACGAATATGATTACGAGGTGGCTACACACTTTAGGAATTGGGCAAAGCAACACGATGTAAGCATCTGGCTAAACACCCACGCAGTAACCTCTGCCTTGCGTATGAAACACGCTGCTGGTCACGAGTATGCGGGTCACCCTATTCCACCAAGTTCTGCTGATATTGAAGGAGGTGGTAAGTTTGTGAACCGAGCTGATGACTTCATAGTCATTCACCGTTATATTCAGCACCCAACGGAGTGGATGTACAACCAAGTACATATCCGCAAGATAAAAGAGGTAGAAACGGGTGGTAGACCTACACCAATGGATGAGCCTATCCGCTTCCGTTCACTACCCGATAATGTAGGATTTGAGATTCACGGAGAGAATCTAATTGGCAAGACAGAAAAGAAACAAGGTAACTTACCTTTTTAGTATATTGTGGCTATGGAAGAATTAAATGACAATTACCATTGGGTACGAGGGGGTAGCAAGAGCGTTGCTTTGTTATGGTTACGCCAGAAGAATAGTGAACTCATAGAGATTGCTAACGCATTGAAACCGCAAGACCCGAACAACACTTGGGAAATGGACATCTTCATTGACCTATTAGGTATCTATGGTGCTATGACAAGTGCAATAGAAATGGTAGAGGATGTGCAGCGTATGGTCTGGGAAGCAGAAGCAAAGAATAGCGACCTTAAACTGACCATCAATAATTTGTCAAAGAAAGTTAAAGAATACGAAAAGAGATTAGATAATCTAAACGAACACCTAAAATGAGAGCGACAATAATAGAATTACAAGAGGAGTACGATAACTACATCACACACCACCAGATTAGCAAGAGCCGAGAGCAACGCAATGTAATGGCGAGGTTTGCGTTTATGGTAGCGGCACGAGATTTGTACACCACTTTAGAGATAGCACGAGTCACAAACAAGAATCACGCAACTGTTATTCACGCAACTAAAGGACACGAGATAAACTTAAAGTTTGACTCCAACTATATGAGCTTCTTTAACCAATGTTGTGAGATAATGGATAAGCTACGAGGCAGCCAAGAGGCTGGTGTTGACTGGGAACTCTCAAAGCAGAATGCATTGCTTACGGAGCGTTTGCAAAAAACTCGTGAGGAATTGTCAACAACTCGTGAAAAGTTGTATATTATGCAACAAGAAATCAAGCAATTACGAAAAGAATATGAACTTTGCGATTGATATAGCTCCCCTTGCGGGGATTCTGGTAGGGATTAACTATTGGAACTCCGAGATGAATGAAGATTACGAGAACCCCAAGTACCACTCCTTGCAGTTGTGCTTCGGGGTTTTTGCTATTGTAGTCACTTGGGCTACTGAACAAGAAGAATGAGATGACAGTCCTAAACCTCCTTGCTTCTAAACATAACGAATGGGTCAAGATGGCGCATAGCTTCGGTGCGGGTGACTACGCTGAAGATATAGTCCAAGAGATGTACATCCGACTCAACAAGTATGTAGATGACCCAGAGCGTATAATGTACAAGGACGAACCCAATAAGTTATTTGTATGGGTCACCTTGCGTAATATGGTACGCAACTTCCAGAACAAAAAAGAGATAGTACACTACTGCGGTGATATGATTGAGTATGACCAAGAAGAGGATGTCTTTAACTACGAGGAGGCAGAAGGTTTTGAGAGGCTCATAGAAAAGATTTGGGAGTCTACTGAAGAGTTGCATTGGTATGATAAGAAGATGTTTGAAATCTACCATACCACAGATATGTCTATGAGGGACATTGAGAAAGAAACGAAGATTAGCTTATACTCAATTTTTGATACATTAAAAAAGACAAAGGAATATGTCAAAGAGAAACACTACGAAGACTACGAAGATTTCCAAAACGGAGAAGCCGAGCGCATCTAAAGGTTTAGGAGATGACATTGAAAAAATCACAAAGGCTACTGGTATAAAGAAACTGGTAGATGCCTTTGCTGATGCTACGGGAATAGATTGTGGGTGTGAGGCTCGTAAGGAGAAGCTCAACAAGTTGTTCCCCAGAAGAACACAACCCTTATGCCTTGAGGAAAAGGAGTACAACACACTAAAGGACTTCTTCACCTCATTTAACGGCAGAGAGGTGAAAGAGATGTGGCAAGAGCCATTAAGCCGAGTTCACGCACGAGTATTCCAACACAAGTATTACATCCCTTGCTCTTGTAATCCGAGAGAGTGGTCTCAACACATTGCAGACCTAAAAAAGATATATGGAGAGTACGAAGGTCAGTAAGTTGCTTCTTGCTTGGCTTTGGTCTCAAGGACACGAAATAAAAGAATATGAACAAGGTAAAGGAATTACTACAAGACACGGAGGGGAGGAATACCGCTTTAGCCTCAATGACTCTTATAGTGGCTATCGTGTTGAGTATAGTGGTGGTACTTTCTCTTTCTACAATACCGACACCTTAATTAAACAAACAGACCTTAATGAGTTCAGTTAGTAGAGGAAGGTGGAGTTATTCCCGTCAAGAGGGTACACGAAGTGAGGACAAGTTTGTTGCAGCTTGTAAGGCTCGTGGATACGAGACAACAAAATCATCAAGAGATGAAGACATCAACTTACACATAGATTATTATGTAATGCGTGATGGTCGTAAGACAGTATCTGTTGATGTAAAGGGAGGAAACCACCCCAATGTTATCTGGGTAGAGTTCAAGAATGTAAGAGGTAACGATGGCTGGATGTACGGCAAAGCCGACTGGATAGCCTTTGAGATTGCTGAAGTAGGTGGGTTTGCTATGGTGCTTCGTAGTGAACTTGCAAAACTTGCAGAGGAGATAGTAGAGCCAGTATTCGTAGATAAGAAAGAGGCGGATAGAAAATACTACCAACGCAAAGACCGACAAGATGTGATAAGCCGTCTATGGCTTTCCGATATTCAAAAATGTAAATCCTATAATATATTAAGTTATGCCAATCCCAACTCCTAAAGGAAAAGAGACTCAACAAGAGTTTATCAGCCGTTGTATGAGTGACCTCAAGAGTGAGTTCCCAGATAAGGAACAACGCCTTGCCGTTTGCTATACCCAATGGCAAGAAAAAAAATAGTACACAATGTTAGGTGTTAGCAATTTTGTGTATATTAGCAGAAACTAAAACACCTTACATTATGTCAAAGAAGACTTACACCCGCAAAGAGAACCTCATTTATGGAGGTACTGCTTACCTTATGGTAGCAATCGGAATTACTGCTATGATAGCGTTGTACGAGTTGATTGAGAACCTTTTTAATCTACCCGTATAATGGACTACTTGGATTGGGACTTGGCAGTTTACCAAGATTACGAAGGTCGTATGTGCGACATCTGTGGAGAGTACAACGATGACGATTGGCGTTGCGATTGCTGCCACGATTGTTC